ACGTTCTGCTTCTCGACGAGCCGCAGCCCTTTCTTCTTGCTCAAGAGATGCCTGTTGCTGCATTGCAAATGCTTCTTGTTGAAGTTGTCTTTGCATCTGCATCATTTCTTGTGCGCTTGGTCCGCCACCACCTCCTTTACCGCCCATCAAACACCTCCTTCCAATGTTGAATCTTCTTTAACACTTGCTCTTGTCCGAACAGTACGCCTCTTTCGAACTCCCCTTTTCTTAGGTCGTTCGGCGTTATCGTCCCGATTGCTTTCCTCAGTGCGTCCATCAGTTCCTGACTGATGAACAGGTTCTGTGTTGGCTCCATTGCTTACTTCCGTATACATGTTATATAAAAAATATAAATCTGAATTGCGATCAATCAATCCTCTTTCGATTCTATACTTGATTGCAGCCATTCTAATTGCACTGCTGACCGCATCTGTAATGCCTCTATTCATACTCAACTTCCTCATCATTGTCTTCTGGATTTGGTTCACCAACAAGAACATCAACATGAAAGTCCATTTCACTTGGGTCAATGTCTTTTTCATCGACTTTCTTTCCCAAATTGTGCATGAATATCTTAACCATGCCCATGTTGTTGAACCCGACCTTGACTCTGGAATGTTTGATAGACATGAGTTTTACACATTCATCAACGGCAAGGTCGAGATCGTATTCGCTTTTTACAAAGTAAAGACTCATGTTCTTTCTCCTTATGTTACTTCGCATCCAGATGCACTGCATGACAAAGTGTGATTGTGTTTTGTCTCATCTTCTAATTCATATTGTGACAACAATTCCCAATCAATTTCTACAGGCATCTCACTTACCATCTTGTTGTAAGTGTCGAAATCAATTGCCTCGAATGGGGCTTGTCTATAGACATGATCCTGACTGGGAAGGAATGAAATGCCAGAAACCAATTCCCAATTCTTCCATACCCATTGACCAACTTCTAAGAAGTCGTCATCTGTATATGACACAGTGATGCTTGGCTTGTGATCACAATAATGTTCTTGGAAGAACTTCCACCACTCAAGATGATTCATTGCTTTTAAATTATCTTGTGTGATTGAAGACTCGGGAGATGCAATTGGAAATGAGAATACCAAAGTATTCTCTGGACGCATGACACATGGCTCACACGGAACGCCATGATCCTTCATCAACTTGCCAATTGGATCCTTGATATCAAGTCTTACTCTTCTGATGTAGTACTCAGAATATCTTGGATGCATACCGGAAGCCGAACCAGCCACGCATGATGTCGTTCCTTCTGGCTTGACACAGGTAATGCTGGCACTTGGATTGATGCAAAGATACTCAGCCCAATCCTTGTTTACATCATGAGTGTATTGCCTAAGTTCAGACAAGATGCCTTTCTCACCATCACCACCACGGAACCATAGTTCCTTGGCATCCATGATGCCGGTGATAGATACACCAAGTAGTCTTTCTTCCATGCAATTGTCTCTGAACGTGTAGTCACCACGTTCTTCAAAGAACTTGAAATCAGTAAGACCACTCTGGAGCGTGCCTAGAATGGTAGCCAACCGAATCTTTTCCTTGATTGTTTCTTTATTATCATAACTCCTTGCCACAACAGTTGACAAGTTGCAGAACTGCTTGGATCTAAGGATGATCTCCGAACATGGATTGGTCCCAAACTTGTGACCTTCCACTCTGCGACCAGCCTTGCGAGCAATTGTTTCCATTGCCTTGCGATTGCAAATGCCCCGCTCACCAGAATGAGAATCATATAATGAACTCCACTCTTGAAGATACTCGCTGAACGAGGGCTTGGACTCGTAGACTGCACTGTTGTTGGCGAGGCTACGATGACCTGCTGAATCCCACCATGCACCAGACTTGCACATGGCTATCTCTCGGTCGCCCAAGTCGGACAGGGAGATCAGGGCGGATCTACGGACACCACCGCAGATCACAATCTCTGCAATCTGACAGACGAGATCATGGACCTCGATTGGCTTGAGTTTCCTGCCCTTGGCTTTGTAGAACATGTTTGTTGTGAATCTAATCAACCTTTCAAACGGTTCTGGACCACTGGCTCTGCCACCAAATGTCTTGAGGCGGGCACCAGCAGGACGAATCTTGCTGAGATCAATGAATGGATGATGCCCTGAATACAGGTTGTGGATTAGTTTATGGAAGGCGTCAGCCCAGCCAGCCCGTGAATCCTCAACAACAATATTGTCTTCAGCCTTCCTGATTTCAGAAGGAATCTCTGGCAACTTGTTGACAAACTGAGACTCACAGGAGAACCCAACACCAGTACCACACATTAAAATATACATAATGTTTCTAAAGTCTGATGGTCTTTCAATGGCGATGTAGGAGCAATTGTATGCTGCAACATCATCAACATCGAGTGCTGGACCAGCAGTCATAAGGGCACGCATGGAACCAAAGATCTCTCTTTTCTTCATTGCCTTTCGACATGCTTCCATATCTTCAAGACGATCATTGGTTGAGATTGAAAACCGCTCAATGAGATAGTTGATGTATCGGTCAACCGCTTCATCCCAAGTTTCTCTTCTACTTTCTTCAGGAATCCACCTGCAATATCTTGAAATTGCGACAAAATCTTCAAATAATTTGGACATTTATGTTACTCTCCGGTTGACCCAAAACCACCATCTCCCCGTACAGTCTCGCTCAACTCTTCTACAACCTTGATTTCAGGTGAGATATACGGAACAATTATTAATTGTGCTACCCTATCCCCACGATTCAAGGTGACACTATACCTTTTGTCATTGTTCTTGACATTGATAATAATATTACCTCTATAATCACTGTCAATGATGCCAATTGTATTTGCCAAAGTAAGGTTCTTCTTGCCCATGCTGGACCTTAAGCACAAGAGACCAAAATGATTCTCTGGAATCTCTACACTTACCCCAGTATCCACCATAGATGTGGTTCCTGCTAGGATAAAGGTGTTTTGAAGGACATATAGATCCAATCCAGCAGCACTTGAGGTTCCCCTAGTGGGCACAAATTCCTTATCTGTAACGGTTATATTCATTCTGCGATTTCTCCTTCTGCTATATGCTTGGTTTTTGGACTCCAAAGGGTAATGGCTTGCTCTGCTTTGTCGTATTCCCCTTGCTGTAAAATGTGAACACAGACGGCTTGAGAGATTGCAAACTCCTCCTTGGACATATCAGGACGCTTGTTCTCAGGGCGACGGTCCCAGTCTTCATTAAGGTAAAGATCCATGATGACACTTTCCCAATCTTCTGGGGGGTTGTTGTCTAAGATCTTATCAGCCTTGGCAGGACCAACCTTCCATAGACCCCACACATTGTCGGTGGAATCACCAGTGATCCATTGCTTGTAAAAGAATCTGTTACCATCATCTTCAGACACAAACACAGGCTCATTCTCCTTGTCTGGATTCCAGTGCCAGCCCGGAACCTGACGGAGATCCTTGTCAACAGTCACGCCAATTGCCTTGCCAGATGAGACCATGATGCCAATGAGATCGTCAGCCTCCAGTCTGTTGACACAGGTGGTGGATGTTGATTTCATCTCTACTGGATGATGTTCCCATAGCAACTCGATTGCATACTCCATGCAGTCTGGAGACTTGGCTCCTTCGCGATGCTGCTTGTACAACGGCCACAACTCACGACGGAAGTTTACTTCTCTTGGGCAGGACATGGCAATGATGATTCTATCCACACCATCTGGAGTCCATGCCTTGATGTCTGTTGCAATGCGACCCGGCAACTCGTCAACGCCTTCACCATCTGCCCAGAATGCAGAACGATAGGCAATGATGTCGCCATCAATAATTGCAGTAGTTGGTTTATTCATTGTCTTCCATTTCATCTTCTATTAAGTTAAGGATGTCGTCAATCTGATCAATTTCATCCTTGAGCATAAGTAATTTGAGGAATGCATCATTGCCCATCTCACCTTTTCTGTACTTGATGTTTGTTGGATCATTGGCTGGACTGTCTTCAGTCAACCACTTGAAGAAGTTTGATCTGACATATTCAACAAGTTCGGGAATAGGCTGTCGATTGACAAGGTACTCATGGAATAGATCCGTGTAGTCTGAGTTGCCTGCTTCCACGTTAATAGCAAGGGTTTCAGACTCATGAAGTCTCCACTCCTCAAACATTTCAGGAAGAGTTCTCTTGCCTGTAGTAATGAAGATTTGATATGCATCCACCTCACGACCGAATGCAATCTCATTCATGTAACGAACATCGTCTTGAATAATAAGGTGTTCAAACCTGTCTTCATTCCTTGACTTGAGGAAAGTCTCAACTTCAATAAGCATATTGACTTCTTCCTTGACCTTGTTTACCCAGTAATCAGGATCTTCCTTTCGCCTTTGGGCACCAAGTTTCTGACAATAACGACGATACTCTTCAGGGCTTTCATCTTTGGTGATTCCTTTTTCCTTTGCCTCTTTCTTCAGTGCTTTGGCAAAAGGAATAATGACAGGAATATATCCATTCTCCATGGCTACATCATGAATGATGCTAGCAACGGTTGATTTGCCTGCTCTTCCTGCACCACACAGTTGAATGAATTTCATAAGTTCTCCTATGGATTAAATATACTACACTTATCACCAAGTATAGTCAATGTGTTTCAGACCAGTTACTACCGACGCGATACTCTGCATCGGTTTTAATCTTGCAACCAAAGTAATCACCAGCACGCAAGGCACAGGTGCATACTTCGCGACCAAGATCATGAGCGATGTCAGGTGAGCATTCGATTTGAATTTCGTCATGGACATTGGCAACCCATCGCCATTGATTTGGAAACATTCTATTGAGATACATATCACAATAACATGCCCATACCTTGGCAATGTGGGCACCAGAAGATTGCAGCAATGTATTGAGGGCAGCGTGTGCAGACCTGACTGGAATATCTCGCCAGTTGAATGGTCTTACGCAACCATGAGCATGAGTTGAGAACTCACAATCCTTGATGACTCTGCGAAGACCCGGAATGTTCTTGAGTAGTTGGTTCTTGGTATCTCTTGCTTGACGAGCAGAGGAGCCAATGACACTACCAAACTTTGCATCACCACCACCATACAAGAAACAATAGATGGCACTCTTTGATTTGCTGCGTGAGTCAAGACCCATTGCATTTTGATTGTGAGTATGAATATCACCTTCAAGAATCTGCTTTGCATATGCACCGTCATCATACTTGTGAAG